AGAAGGCGGAGCAAACATGGGGGTCAATGGAACCAATGCTGATGAACCCGTTGACCCTGACCTTGACCCTGACCCTGACCCTGACCCTGACCCTGACCCTGACCCTGACCCTGACCCTCCACCCGCGACTGTCACCCAAGGCTTTAGAAATAGAAGAGTAAGACGTCATTTCTAAAATGTTAGCATTCAAATTATAGGGAATAATTAGTAATTTTTATTTACTTATTATTTATTAATTTATGTATCAATAAAATATTGTGTTAATATATAATGAACGATTTGATGTCTTACTTTGGTCCCCTCTCCCAGGAATATTGCCTATATTTTTATATTCTTTCGGTATTTTTCGGAGTATCGTTCGTGATGTCTATTATAGGGATTGTCTACGCCGTTGTATCCTCCCCTAAAAAGGTCGATTCTCATTTCCTTGTAACATCAATGACATTCTCACTCAATGTATTCTTTATGTACTTTGTTAATCGTCTTCTCAATACAATGTGTGTTAACAGCACCTAAATATAAAATTAGTAATGTGATGATATTAAAATATCATATTGTTAACACGACCCCATTTGTTATAGAGTAAATAGTGTCGTCCATTGTCCATCCATTCTGTTCCAATGTATCTATATCTACTTCTTCATCATCTGGGTTTTCCGTGTCAACATATAAAAGTGTATGTAGTTCTTTTAATTCACTCGATGTATATTTCTCTTTATCTACAATGCACTCGTCGTATCTCCATCCATTTGTAACTTCCACACATATTGCTCCTGGTATGTTATTTATGATAATATCGTCTTCATTATTCAATAACAATTCATAATCATCATCTGTAACTTCTATCTCAAACGTGCCTGAGTAACAATTAAGGGTAACCTCATATTGTACATAACATCCACTAGAGATCAGTGTACTCCATTTCTCTGTCTGATATATACAATTGTCGTTTTTTGCAGTTAATGTATAGTGTTTTGTTACACATCCACGTTCGTTTATGGTGTTATTCATTTCACTCATATCTCAATAATATAAATCCAAACATGATTCATATTATTTCAATTTATCATAGTGCAGTTATCTTGCATACATAAGGGATGCCATTCCACACGAGATATCTAATATATTATACCTATGTTCTATGAAATTGACATCATATGTATACTGATATATGTCCCACGTTGACTTATTTACACCTATGACACCTCCATCTGGACCACATATACTATATGTCGCCGCATTTGGATCTAATGGAGGTTCTATCGTTGATATTTCAACCTCTATCTTTTTGAATTTCGTCATATTAATCGCACCAGATGGTTGAGATACATATGGGTCAGTATTGAGACAGAAACTATATGAATATAGGCATTCTGGACCATTGCCATTTGTATGAGAATATTTATCAATCCATTCAAATATACTAGGATTCATCTCATTTTCTCTATATTTTCCATCAAAAATAATAGCGCATCGGGTCATTATTTTCTTCACATTCTCGTAACTATATGGACCGGTAATATATATGTCATTTCCATTATCGTCTACTAATGGGAACACTGGATCGGTTGCGGCGTCATCCTCATATAGTTCAACCGAATTAGTTGCATCGGACGTCATCACTCCACTCGGTAATACACCACTATACTTCCAATTTGAATAATTGCTCCATTCATTTCTACTTTTAATATCAGATCGCTGAATATACCACATCCAATCTGTTACCATACCCAAACTTTTCAAGTCTAATCGTTGTGTTCCGACAACATTATTAAATTTTACCTCATGCACCTCCTTTATCAAATATCTCTGATTTTCATTTGCAAATATGCGTATTTCGTCCTCGTCTAGGAAACCATAGGTGGATATAAGATGGATGTCTGGTACCCATGATGTTCGTGTATCACTGTAAATACCCAACGAGTTATCGGGTGGATGGAGAAATCTGTAAAAACTATGTAACCCATTTGAGAAATTTGGTCGTATTCGTTGTCTCTCTACACCACTTTCACTCTCCACATCTAAAATAGTAAACAGGTCCTGGACTGGGCGAATTGTAACCTCTATTTTTACTTCTGAATATTGGAGACTTACAAGAGGCAGTGCCATTTTAGATGTCATTGTAAACCATGCGTTAAGTGGAATTAGTAACTCGCGACCTCGTATGGATGGTTCCGACACCGTATCCAATGATGAACTGGGGTATGCATTTGGATACATCCCATATCTTCCGGTATAATTTGCAGGGTCATAAATATCTAGAGTGTTTCCTGTCATTCGGTCGTGTAATTCCTTTTTTGTTACATTATAGTCACGTGAAACAACGTTATGAATATAATGTCCTGATAATTTCTGTATAGTTTGACCACCTATCATTAGTCTAACCTCATCTATCATCATTGTTCCCAGATTCTTAATCCATTTAAACTCATATGGTACCCATTTTCCCTCATCTGTGTAATGGATCGGACTCCATATAGAAGGAATGTCTATAGATATGTATGTGTCCATAAGCAAATCTGCATATCGTGGCACTTTAAATGTGAACACCGATGGTTCGGTTAACCGAATGTCCCGTTGTCCATCCATATCCAGTCTAAACTTTTGTAAACCAAAATTCGTATACTTTGCAAAAGAACCTTTAAAAAATGTCTTTGATGGATTCCCATTGAGATGTATATTTTGATTCCCGACAGAAATCAAATTTAATAGTCCACCCGGCATTATAAGATATGTATAAAATTATTTAAGTTAATGTAATATTATAATATAGATGATTGAATTGATTATTATATTTATAATTGTTTCATTAATTGGGGTGATGGTATCTTCTTTGACTTCTAATAAATCAGGTGATTGTAGTAAAATTTCGGATTTGTATGAAAATAGGATCAATCCAAATATACAATCGATTGCTAATATTCCCGTAAAACATTTATTAAGAGACTATACCATAAAATCTGCGTACAATGCATGTGCGTTGGATAATTTTAAGAAAGGGTATGTGGAATTATGTGCGCTGGATAATTGTATTAACCAGGGCGCTCGACTGCTTGATTTTGAAATATATTCAATTGATGGTAAACCATGTGTCGCAGCATCGTCAAATATAGATAATGAACCCACAACTAAAGGCACGTATAATTACATCGACTTCCATGATACAATGCTAAGAGTATCAACCACCCTATTAAACTCTCCAGCACCAGATGATCCACTATTGTTACATTTTAGGATTAAAATTGTAGATGATTCTCTCATATACGTATATGATGAGATCGCCAAAGTACTACGGGATGCTTTCGGAACTAAACTACTGACGACCTCCATAAACGGATATGAAAATAATGGGAAAAATCTAGGAGAAATTCCTATAGTAGACCTTATGAATAAGGTTGTTATTATTGTGGATGGAACAAATCCGTTGTATAAGGAGACCGAGTTATTCGAGTATACAAATATGGCAAGCGGTACACACTATTTACAACAACGGCGGTATGACGATATATATGTAAATGCAACTGATGATGATATTACATATATTGAAGAACATAATAAACTAAATATGACTATATGTATGCCAACTAAGGGGAAATATCCAGTGAATCCGGATATGGACAATTGTATTAATCGGGGCATCCAAATTATAGCAATGTGTTTTCAGTCCAATGATGAAAATATGATTAAATATAATAAATATTTTGACAATGTACATAAATCATTTGTATTAAAAAATGATAAATATAGAACATCTGATACAACGACTGTCGTACCACCCGTAGACACTAGTTCATTAGCATCTAGAACAGTAAAAATTGGGGGTAATATGGAAATTACTATTTAAATATATAATTACATTCCTACTTTTAATAATTATGTAACAATTATATATGTCTGGTGTAAAAACAATCCGTTCTGCAAGTGATAATGATAAAGAATTGAGTATATTGAGAAAGGCAGTTGACAATATAGAAAAGAATGTCGGGGAACGTTTATTGAAATCTGAAGATGTTATTAAGATGATTCATATTGTAGAAGAATTTCTTAAAAAAAAAAAGTTAATTTGTTATGGTGGGACGGCGATAAATAATTTATTACCTAAACATTCGCAGTTCTATAATAAAGACATTGAGATTCCTGATTATGATTTTTTCTCGATAGACCCAATTAAAGATGTGAAAGAGTTAGCGGATATATATGCATCAGAAGGATTCATTGAGATTGAGGCAAAGGCCGGTATGCATCATGGTACATATAAATTATACGTTAATTTTACCCCTATTGCAGATATTACTTATATCGTACCAGAAATATTCAATTCAATTAAAAAGGATGCTATAAAGGTGAATGGAATAATGTATGCACCACCAGATTATCTGAGAATGTCGATGTATCTTGAATTATCTCGTCCTAATGGTGATGTATCTAGATGGGAAAAGGTTCTCAAACGACTTATTCTATTGAACACCTATCACCCGATAAAACGTGGGAAATGTATATCCGAATTCTCCAGAGGATATGAGGGCAAACAGGATCCAACTATAATTTATAACACAATTAGAGATGCAAGTTCAGATTTAGATGTAGTATTATTCGGTGGATTTGCGATGGACTTGTACAGCAAGTATCTAACAACCAATCAGAAGAAATCATATGTTTCGCAACCTGATTTTGACATCTTATCAGAAGACCCATACAAAAGTGCAACTATGATAAAAGAGAGATTGTTGGATGCCGGAATTAAGGGAATAAAAATACAGACACATAAAGAAATTGGGGAACTCATATCTACCCATTACGAAATCATTGTTGAACGTGATACAGTTGCATTTTTATACAAACCAAGTGCATGTGTAAGTTATAATAACTTTAGAGTTGGTGGGAAGACTATAAAGATTGCATCAATTGACACCATGTTAAGTATGTATATGGCGTTCTCGTCGGTGGATAGGTCATATTACAATAGAAACAGAATAATGTGCATGACCCAGTATTTATTTGATGTTCAGATGAAAAATAGATTCAAACAAAAGGGGCTTTTGCAAAGATTTGGAATTGATTGTTATGGGTATCAGGAGACACTCGAGGATATACGTTCTAAAAAGGCGAAGAAGTTTAGAGAATTATCAAGAGGTGACAAAGATTATGAAGAATGGTTTATGAAATATTCACCAAGTCCTAAAAAATCTAAACCATCAAGAAAAAAAACAAAGACGAATAAAAGCGCAACAAAAAAGAAAAAATAATGGTTTATATTTAATTATTTATTCCTACGTTATTATAAATGTACACAATGGAACATATACTGATTATATCCATAATTATATTCTTGGTTATATATGGGATTATCGTAATGTACAAACCGGTATTGATATACAAAGATGATGGTACATTACGAGACTTTGGTGTAGGTTATAAGAATAAAACCCCGATACCTTTATGGTTTGTTTCTATATTATTGGCAATCATAACGTATATATCAGTGAGGTATATTTACGTATATACGTAGCGCTATTCTTTCTTGTCGGGTTTACAATCTTGTGATAATATATAATTATTGGTGATAGAGAATGAAACCAATCCAACTAACAAGAACCATAAGTACACAGATGCTTTATATTTAATAATTACAAGTTCTTTTAATTTGTATATCGGACTAAGTTTGTTGGATTCGTCGCCAGATATAATAATCGGATTCATTTTAGCAATAAAATCGCTGAAATTTTCAACGTCAATTTCATTATATATAAGAGTTGGATCAGTTGTCATATTCACCAATATCTCCTTTAAGTCTCCTGTATCATCAACATCACTCTCTTTTTTAAACACGGACCTAATGACATTTTCTAATCCATATAATATTCCAATACTATATCCAAACGTATTTGCAAATGGTGTCAACCACCCCGGGAACTGAATTAATAGTCCATACATACCAAATAACACAGTCAAAGTTAAGAATGTTGTAATCATAATGGTAAATATTTTATCTTTTGAGTTACATGAATTAAGAGTTAACTGGTTCATCACATACTGTACAAAAACCAGTACCGGAATATATGTGATTATTTCGGGTGGGATATTGGTGGGAACATTAGGTCGTTTAAAGGGGGTTAATTCCTCACCAAATATAAAATATACGATAGTTACAAAAAGCAATATAACCGTTGTTGGCATTAATATATATGAATAATAATAAATAGAAATATAATTCTATTTATTATGAATAAGTGCAATTTGGTTGAACCATGTATCAAACTAGTTATGAATCAGAGACTTAAAGAATATAATAATATACTTGTTCACGATAATTACGTATCATTTAATACTAAAATGATTATATTTCTTACAATGTGTATTGGTCTCTTCCTTTATGTCACAAGAATAAACAAACCTTCGCCAGAAGATATGATAAAGGCAAATATCGAAAAATACACATATATACAGGATAAAGTAAAATATTTGTCCAATAGAAAGGAAACATGGAATAATCACCCAGAGTTAATGACACTTTCAAATAGTAAAATATGAATGTTATATATGAACGAAGAATTAAATAGCGCATTCAGAAATTTCTATGCATTAAAGAATCATTATGAGACCAGAAATAGAGACAAACGTGTAAAAACGTGTCCTGTATGTAAACAAAAAGGCGGTGCTATTTTCACACAGAGTAAAAACAAGTTGACTGCAATATGTGGTGCAAGTAAACCATGTAGATTTCATATAGAAATCATTCGAGGGATGAGTGAAAATATAAGAGATACATTCAATGAAACAAATGCTGAATTCATTGAAACCCGTAAAGATATTATAAGAAGAAAATTAATGCACATATATGATGATAGTGACATATCAGACATCGATGATATCATTGAGATGTATAACGGTATTTCTACATACAGGTCGGAGTTACAGAATGATCTTCATGATAGAATCACAAACCGTAGAAATACAGGTTCAATTAAGGAAAAACAGACGGAATTATCTCAATTGTTATCGGTAGTATCAGATAAAATATCGAAACACAAAGAGGGTGTTCCAGGGATTCACGACATTATTACATTATATAATTCCGACATAGTTCCAACCGCCAATGCAATAAGAGATCTCACTTATGTAACTACATATAATTATACAAGTCCTGAAAAGGGCAACCCGTTATATGACCCAGATGATAATGTATTAATTCAAAAAAGGTACAATGAAACATCAATGGAAATACAAATATCGGACCCACGAGTTATTTCAAATGTAGTCACCAAATAGTTTATAATGCGTATATACAATGAAATAATATAATCGTATTATTTCATATGTCTTCGATTGGTACTACCGATATAAACTCGTTACCTAATCCAGGTGGACAAGATCTATTACGCAACGCACCACAATCTAATCAAAAATATGAATATGACCCCAATAAAGAAATAAACAATGTCGTATCAGATGTACAACAGGCGAGTCGGTCTGGATTATTGGAACTTCCGACGAAAGATATACCAATAACAACTAATCATGTTGTTCAAGACAAAGAAATTGTTCCCAATTATATACCAGACGCTTCAACTGAAGATTATATCAAACAACATCAGTCATTGTATGACATACAAACCAATGTCAATGTTAATGCCAAGAATCAAGACTCTATTGATTATATTATAGATGAATTTGGTTTACCCATCGTTATTTCTATTGTTTATTTTATATTTCAGTCAACCAAGACCAAGAATTATATATATAAAATTATCCCGTCTTTTCATGGTTCCGATTCTACTCCCACGACACGTGGATATATGGTAATTAGTGCATTTTTCGGATTATCTGTTTACATACTAAATAAAACACTCTATAAATTTAAAATGTAGAGAATCAATCTTCATCAGATTCTTCGCCTGCATTGTCATTATCTTCACCTAATTTCGATAAATCATTATTTTCCATATCTTCCTGTATTCTCGCTAGATCGTCACTGCTGTAAATATCACTATTTAGTTTTGATATGACATCGGTTGTCCCATTGGTTATCTCGCGTTGCAATTGTTCATCCATTTCATCTCTTTCTTTATCGTACATATCACCTTGATATTCCCGATAACCTTTCTGTTCACCCAATGACCATTTACCTAATTTATATTGTTTGAATACCTTCTCAACTTTTCTGGCGTCCTCGCTCATATCTTTTAGATAGTCTGTAATAATGTCTTTCTCTTTCTCCTTTGCGCGCCGTATGCGAGACATTAGCGATTCATAATTGTAATCAATGGATTCCTTATTATGGCATACCATATTTAATAATTTTATTGTATATCTTGATGTCATATCTATTATTTTATGTTTATCTGAAAATGCACCACTATCACCTTTCAAATGCGCCAGTTCATTTAGTCGCAACAGTAAAACGATGGTGCTATATTTAGACATCATCATAGTTATAGTCGGATCCATCACATCAGTATCATATTCAACTGACGATCGATATGTCATTGAACTAATGAATCTGTAAACATCTTTAGATTCCTCTATATAGTCAGTCAATACTTCAGAAAATAATTCATCTGTATAAAAGGATGACATTGGTTCATAGTATTTTCTTATCATAGAGACAAAATCATCGACGTGTCTCCCCGAAAGTTTCCAATGTTTTGGGGGTTTTATAGACGAGTAGTCAACAACCCCATTATTCAATACAATATGAGGTAATATAATAGATATATCCTCAATGATTGATTTTGTGAATTCAAGTTGTCTCACATTGGTCTCAGTTGGTATATCAACAATCATCCCGGTACCAGTATCAGGAAATTTAAATAATGAGTGCAGACACGACATGATTTTATTTAATTCTCTTCTGGATAACCCACTATCTGACAATATAGATACCAATTTATCGGTTAATTGTTTTATTTGTCTACTGAGATAATCCTTGGCGGTACGTACATTATTCTCATATTTGTCTGCCATTTTAGGATCAAACAAATTATACATAGTTTTCAGAAGTTCAGATGGATACATTTTATTATCATTCTCACTTATTTCGCGTAATATATGCATTAATCTATTTTTTCGTGCAGTTTCATTTAAATTCACCTTATTATAAGTAGTTGTTTTCACAGATACTTGACGCATCGTATCTTCGTTATAATCGTGTCCACTCGATCTCAGTTTCTCAATCTTTTCGGATAATGTAGAGTATGGATCGTAATCCGGAGGACGAGGAAGACATATTCCGTTTAATTGTGGAGGCAATATAGCATCCGTATCATACCTACATCGACTAATAATAAATCCATATATAGTCTCAATCGGTATTGTGGTAACATCTATTTTCTTTAATATTCGGCGTGTATTTGTATCGTCAAAAATCATAACAGGTTTATTCGATTTTCTAAATTGTTCATTTACTTCAGTAATAAAGAGAGACATTTCTAGATATTTCTTTACATCAGATGACTCATTCGTGAAATATTCATTTGGGGTAGTATTACTGTAACAACACGCATTTTGATTATAAGGTTCACCCATATGGTTTACAAGCACTGGATTATTTTTGGTTATATCACGATGTACTATTCCTTGTATTTTTTCACGCACGATACCCGCAATTTGGATTAGTTTTGATTTTAATATATATACTTTATCCAGACTTGAAACACTTCCTTGTGTAATATCATCAACAAATGCACGCGGCACTGCATCTATCGGTTTGGTGTGCGTTTCTACCAATGGTGGAAGGAATGTAGAGAGACTATTTAATTCAATATCACTTGGTTCTACGTCATCAATGTCCTGGTAGTGTAGTTTCGATTCAATCATTTCCTTAATCTTATGATGCGGTAGTATGAATTTATCTATCATTCCGTGAATATTGTCAGAAATACTTTTTCTACTCATTTTTGCTATTCCACTCCATGGATCAATCTGACTTTTCAGGTTGTTTGCAATACACGATATGTACTCAATTCCAATATTCGCTTCATCTGGATGGGTCGGATAACCACCAAAGGATGATTTACATCCTGGATAGGACGCCTTGGATTTGATGGTGGGAATAGTGGTCTGTATGTAAATGTGAAGATAGGATAAGGTTATAATTACCATTGATTTGTTGTAGAGTGCCGATCGTTTCTGTTTTGCAACCTCACTTTTATTTGCCTGGATTCTCAATGTAGTATCTACATCTGATAATAATTTCATAGAGTCTAAAAGTACGGAATGAATTCGGTCTTCTGGTAGTACAATCGACATAGATTTTAAAAGTATTTTTATTATGTTTGTAATTTGTAACTCCTCTCTTGAACCATATACCTCTTGTCGCGGTCCTTCCATTATGACCTCACCTATGTCCTTCTCCATAATGGATCGGGTTATCTCTTTGAACCCATCGTCATTGTAACTATCCGACGTATCAAATGGTTGTGACATGATGATATACCCACTGTATTTGTCTACAATGTGACCACCATTTCCACTAATTACACCCTGTTCTGAAGAAATGACTCTCAACATATAGTCATAGTCACCACCCGTTGTATATGCATCCGCCAGTTTCACCATAAATACCGGAATTAATTTGATATTTGACTTGTTACAATAAAACCAGTATGGGTCCTCGTCACCTCTTGATGGTCTTGCATATTTTGACGAAAATTTTACAATGTTGCTTTGTTTTTTTGAGAAATCAGTTTGTGCAATAATTTCATCTCTTAACATTGCATATGGGGATTCTTCCCTCTTTACGAAAATAGACTCTGTGGTTGACACTGGACGCTCAACTTGTGATACATTTAGTTCTCTGTTATAATAGTAGAATTTAGATGACACCCTGGAATATCTCATTGTCCATCCTTTAGGTAGAACTGATTTAGTAATAGAATCGTTTCTAGTTACACTTATACCAGTGTCATACTTCAATCTGTTCCTTACTTTCTGTTCACTCGCAATCCTTGCCATTGTTATGTTTAAACTGATAATACTGGTTAATTCTTCTGCAGATTTTACAGGGTAGATCATATCAATTGGGTTTGTCTGTGCATTATCTGATTGTGGCATACCATCTATGATGTCAGGCGCTTTACTAGCATCCATGCATTTACCCTTTATGGATATGCATTTTGATGATACGTTACAAAATGAAACGTCATCGCCACTCAATTCATCGTCTTGTTCCCACATCAGTTCGGTTGTTCGTTTATAATATGTGTTCCCATCAGTTTGAGATTTGACGACTGCATAGTCCCCAACTGATACCATTTTGCGCCCTTCAGCAATATGTTTCGTCTCTCTAATTGCATCTTCGGGGGATAATTTGTAATCACTTATCAATTTAGTATAAATAAATTCATTTCGTTCTTCTTGTGATGGCAATACTTCTAATTCATTGTGGTACTCATCCGTCACCTCATACAATGTAGAATCGTATTGTTTGTCATAGTACGTCACTATTCCGTTGTCAGTCTCAAGTTCTGAAACATTATCATACGTTTTCGATAATATTCTGTCGCATACCTCGCTCTTTGGTATAGAATTTGGAACAGTTACAATCATTTCATCCGTATTTGCACCAGGACCTATATACAACTCAGAGTTCATCAATCGGATTAAACTATGGTATGACCGCGCGTCGTCGATATTCATCATTTTTGCGTAGAGTTCCGATGTTATTGGGGTGCGATTTATGAATGGATATGAATCGGATATTTCAATTGCAGTGTGGAATATCAACGAGTAGAACCGATTTAGTCTCATATTGCGTTCGTTTGGTATCGCATAATACACATTCCGACGTTTTGCATATTTTTGTTTAAATTTATCATTGAATCTGCTTGTCAATTCTTTCAGGGATGTATAATGATTATAATTTATATCTTGCATTTGTATCATAAATGGTTCTAATTGTCTCACAATACCACATAATGTATTATTGAACGTAAATGCAGAATAGTTTCTGATAATATTAGAAGTCGATGGAATTACACTATCCAAAAAAATACCAAAAGGTGGTAAACCACTACTAAATCCATCTGGTAATCTAAAATGTCTTATTGTTTCCATATTATTATCTGCAGTATACGCGTCCGTTACATCGATCGTGTCTATTTCTGTATTATCATTGAATATCTTCCAATAATTTATAGAAACCTCGTCAAGGTTAGACTTGTTCAATATGCTTGCATGACCCGATGTAACATTTGACACTGGAATTATCGACATTGGTAACGTAATCATAGATTTTATGTACATTACATCGGATGGAACGATATCTCGTAATGTAATATGAGTTTCTCCCCTTATTTTTGATAACTCTCGTGTGGTTAACTTAGTTACATATTCGTTACCTACGAATTTAGATGCAGATATCACATCATATGCCATATTGTTTGACATGAAGTCACCGGATGTATCAGATAATGCGAATATATTGTTTTTTACTCCATTTACATAAAGAACCTCATTATCAGGTGGATACAATGGATTAAATTCCTTGTCTATATTACTTATTCTATAATGATGATTGTTTATACCATCTGGTACGGAATTTGACTTATATGCTTCCATCGTGTCAAGTATTAGTCCTTGACTTTCTGATAAATCACTCTGGTGTAAATCTCTGTATATATCAATCCCGTGATCTAATGTATGATACATCTTCTTTTTATAGTCTGTTACTGGCAGACACCAAATTAATTTCTTGTCTAGATTTAAAATGGAATTTATTGATGGTTTATGTAAGGAAGTTATTTCATCTGGTATATTGAAATTATAATTGTCATCTATGCTTGAGAACTGGTCCCTCAATTCAGTATACCTATCTATCATCGACATTATCTCGTCCATTACATCTGGTGTCCTTTTATGTGGAGGAATTTTAGATAAGAATCCATTAAGCATGTCGGTTGTTTGTTTATCAATTCCAAATATCCGTTCTGCCATTGGTGCCGTAACCTCATATGATAATTTCCCGATTACATCTCCAAAAATGAGTCCAGTTTCCAGCGCAACACCTTGCAATGCATCGTCTTTCACCGATGATGCTTCGTCTTGCAATGCCTCGTCTTGCAATGCCTCGTCTTGCAATGCTTCGTCTTGCAATGCTTCGTCTTGCAATGCTTCGTCTTGTAATGCTTCGTCTTGTAATGCTTCGTCTTGCGCCACTTCTTCGTCTTGTACAGAGACTTCGTCGTCTTCTGTAATAGATATATCCGCAATCTGGTATTCCTTTGGAATGCCTTTATAACCAAAATCTATATAAATATTTTCATCTTCAAGGTTTATTTCTATTCTATCCTCTTTGAGATCTATTATATCTCCTTTAATTTTATATCCATTATCAAACATTATAGATATGGATGCACCAGGTACAAGACCATTCTGTCTAGCATACCCCTTCATTTCCGACCTGTTTATAATTAATATGTCTGTAACATTGACAGATGTGAATACACCCTTATCCATATTCAGTGTAATTTTTTCACCGTCATCTCTGACAACATCCAAAATCGTTTCATCTATATATTCAACAATAAATGTATATCCATTAATTTCATCATCGTCTGCAGTTATTTGTATAATGTCTCCCAACACTATTGCTATATCAGTGTTTCCTGTTTCTTCCATATACTATTATTAGTATAGATAAATATAACTATTATGTGTTGTATATATTATGACTTAAACATTATATAACCTAATATTCATTGGACAATGCCACATCATCTCATTAATGAGTGTGTGAATGAAAATATTAAGACCAAAAGTTACACATACAATAATAATAAATATGAAATTATTTCACACGATAAGAATGCGGTTGATAATGAACTGATCGTTTCTGGCAAATGCATCAGGTCATTAATTACTCATAATGGGAAAGTAGTATGTGTTTCACCATTCAAATCTGTGGCGATTGACGAGTTTGATTGGGGCGCCCCGCAAGATATCCGTGCAACAAAATTCATTGATGGGACAATGATTAATTTGTTTTACAATGACGCGTGGATAATTTCGACCCGTTCTACAGTTGGAGGCAATGTTTCATTTTTTAGGTCAGAGACATATTCAACATTTAAAACGATGTTTGAAGATGCAGTCATCCAAGACTATAATGATATGGAGTCGTTTTATAATGAACTAAACAAAGAATATTCATACTCGTTCGTTCTCCAACACCCAAGTCATCGTATTGTGACCCCTATAGAAAATCCAACTATATATTTAGTGGGAATCTATAAAGTAGACGGGTATAAGGTAGAATATATCGATCCATTTGTATCTCGCGACATTTCTATCGTTAAACGACCTCAAATCATAATGACAAAGGAACCATTATCAAAAGAATCCCTTTCAATGTTATTGAATGATGAGATGTTCGATTGGAAGATGATGGGAATACACGTCCAAAACAAATGCACCGGTATTAGGACCAAATTGAGAAACCCAAAATACGAAAAAATGCGAATGTTGCGCGGAAATCAACCTAAACTTCAATACAGATTCATTGAGATGAAACAAAACAATGATGACATTGCAAGATTCTTACAGGTATGGCCAGAATATAAATCTCATATTAACAATTACACTGAAAAATTAGCAACGATGTGTAAAACCATTTATGAATTGTATGTAAAAAGATACATAACACATGAGATTAATACGAATGACGTACCTATTATGATGCGAAAGATGTTGTATTCACTACATAACCTATACCGGGGTACAGGTGGATTGAAAAGCAGAGGATTAAAAATAAATTATAATGTTACATATAATCATATCATTTCACTACCTGCCCCACAAATTATGTTTGTAATGAGTCGTTTATCATCTTAATTGTTTTGATACATTTTCGAAAATATACACAAGTTCATCTATTGCATCAGTAATATACGAACTTATTTCACCCGGTTTATATTCCGGAACAAATCCAATTGTAATATATGACATATCAATGTGTGGATGTTCCTTGTTGAATCCACAAAACTCTAGTATTTTATCACCAGACGAGTAATATTTTCGGTTCATTATATATTCTATCGCTTTACCTATTGTATATCCTTCATTGTAGAGTATAATATCAAACCCATTTCCAAGTGTTTTATCAGTGCGTTTAATAAGATTATCTGCATTGACAGCAATATCATCCTTTACCTTGTTAAGTCTGCTCTTTATCACATCGATTGCCATTTTGACAATGTCTTTATTGCTATATTGTCCTATGGTTTCAATGATAAAATCAAATGAATCTGGAACATAATGTCGCTGACTATTCAATATATACCAATCACCACGTTTAAACTCTATATCATCCGGGGACATACCACTTTCAGTTAATTGTTTACTATATTCCTGCCATTTCATATGAATTAACTCCCGGTCTGGACTATTACCAAATGTTGAACAAGACACTACGTTAAATCCGCCGTTATCACTTGCATCACCTATAGACAACATAGCAGTGAAATGTATGCATTCGCCTTCTCCGTCCGACGTAAGTTTAGGTCGGAGTCTTGCAACGTCAATGTAATCCCCAGTAAGTTTAGAAGGGGGAAATATGATGTCCCGTTCCTTTTCAGATATATAACTTCCATCAGATATGTCCTTTATCTTAAAGTCCTTTGTTGTCACGAATTGTATAGAATCACTTGTATTCATGACATCAACTTCAACGACAAACTTATCCAATGGAAATTCGGGATCGGATATATGAATCGGAATACACGACAATCGTTGTTTTAGTATTTCATTATTCATTCGTGAAGTATTTTTATGTATATCCACCTTATTCTCCGCGTATGGCGTAGTTTTAAATACGACACATTGAATGTCAGATAGAATTGTACGCCTAATTGCATTCGAAATACTCACGTCAACTGATGATAATGTAAATGTCAGTATACCATTATCTTCGTTAATTGCGGTTATTTCGCCATTCGTAGGTTTACTCATCCTTATATGTAATGAAGATATACTTTATATTATATCAATTTTACATAATAAGTTAAAATAATTATCCTATCCTATTGATAATAAATATATGACAAGTGTCTTATATTATAGTAATTTTTGCGAAAATAGTAAAGAAGTCATACGTGTAATTTCAACAAATAATAAACAATCCGATGTACATTTCGTATGTGTAGACAAACGTATAAAAAATGGTGATGATATTATTATCATGTTAAATGATAACAAAACCACTATGAAACTACCAAGAACTATCACCATGGTCCCGTCATTATTATTGCTTAATGATTCACATAAAGTACTAGTCGGTTCCAGCATCATTGACCACATCAATCCTGGAAATAGAGGCAACAATAATCATATATACTCCCCACCGAATGAAACGAGTAACGTAGATCCAGAATGCTTCGACACAACTGGTAAATGGTGTGGTATCGTATCTGATACGTATAGTTTCTGGGACCAATCTGACGCAGAACTATCTACAGATGGGGATGGAGGTATGAGACAAAGCAGATATTATGCAGGGTTAAGTGATGAATATAGAATTTCCACGCCAGAGGATACTTATAATCCGGATAAAATAAACGACAACGACATTGACAATGCGAAACGGTTGAGAGAAGATGGATACAAATAATTAAGTTTAAAGAGAATAAAGATAATTTGTGTATATATTTATATGTCTAGTCAATCTATCATTATAAAGACGTTCAATGATCATTTCGAAGAATTTTTAGACGATTTGTGTGTATTATTTCCTGATGATAGCGAAATTAAAACTCTTAATGTAAATATAAAGCGTCTGCGGTCTGCAAACCCAACGATAAGCATCAAAGCATTTGAATCATATGTCTCAAAAAAATATAGGGAACAAATTGTATCTAATGATCTGGGGTTTTTCATACAAAAGGATTATACATCAGACTTAGTCAATACAAACATGACAAGTCGTATTATGACAAAGATCAATGAATTGAGGGAACCGATTGGAGAACTTCAAATCGAATCACAAGATAAAGTTATGAAATATCTAAACAATCTTTTAAAATTGTCTGATTTATATAAGAAATAAGTTTAATCATTTAAACAAATGTTTATTATTACAATATAATGAGCGATGAAAAGGATGGGTTTAATAAACTAATCAAAGATATGATTCAGGATATGCTCACAACGTTTCCGGAATTGGATAACGACGAACTAAATCCAGATGTTAGACTTGTATTAAAAGACGATGCTGATGCACTTGATCGTATGTATAAATATTGTACTGATATATATCCCGAGAGATTTTTTGATATTTTATATGAAAATGAAGATATATTCAAGGAAGAGAGTGAACAAAATGTCTATTTCTTACCTGGAATAAATTTCAGAACCATATGGGCAACCACAAGTGACGAAAATCATGTAATCATATGGAAATATATTAAGTTAATCCTTTTTTCAGTTGTTTCCAATGTATCAGACCATAAATCATTTGGCGATACACATAAAATATTCGAAGCAGTTGACAATGACGCATTAAAGAAAAAACTTGAAGATACAATTCGACAAATGTCAGAAATGATGTCAGATGAAACAGAAAATGAACCAGAGGACGGGGAACCTGCATCTGATAACACTCCACCAAAATTTGATGCGAGTGACATTCACAAGCATCTAGAAGGTATTATGGACGGAAAGTTAGGTAATCTTGCCAAGGAGATTGCAGAAGAGACTGCAAAGGACATGGGTAATGACTTACACGACAGTTCTGTAAATGCAGATGATATCCTTAAGAATATGCTTAAGGATCCAACGAAGATGATGGATCTGGTAAAATCAGTTGGGTCGAAATTAGATGAACGGATCAAAAATGGAAACATTACCGAAAACGAATTAATGGAAGACGCCCAACAAATGATGAAAAAGATGAAGGATATTCCAGGGTTCGGAGATATTAACGGATTACTTTCAAAAATGGGAATTAACCCGTCTAAGGTTAATATGAATGCAATGAGTGCACATATGGAACGTGAAATGAAAAAGAACACTACCAAAGAACGCATGAGGAAGAAAATGAACGAGAATAATAAACAACCACCGACAACGACTAATGGTCCCAAACTATCACCCGAAGATGAATCTATTGATGATATTGCGGAATGGATTGAGAACTCTGGGTCAGAAAGAGTATTCAAGGTGAATGGCGGCGCAGAACGAAGTACAAAGGAAGATAAACCAAAGAAGAAAAAGAAGAAGAAGACGAATAAATAAAAAATATATAGTATATAATGACAACGTGGATTGAAGACCCTCTTATATTACTTAGAAACAATAATTTGAGTAAATTGTGGCCGTGTTCATCAATGAATAAAGAGGAAAAATTCAACGCAATGACTCGACTAATCATTGCACTTACAATTATTGGATATATGGCAACAATGAGAAAAAGTGTCATTTTATTAGGTATCATATTTATAGGAATATTGGTGTATATTCATCTCAACAATACAAGTGTTCCCAAAGAAGGATTCGATGGATTTTCTAGTATTCGTCTTGACAAGACACTTCCAACTATTAAGAATCCACTGATGAATGTATTGCCTGCAGATATTCTAGACAACCCAACCCGACCAGAAGCAAACAAAGCATATAATCCTGAAACAGTAGAAAAAATAGACGACAAAACAAAAAAATTCATTGTGGACGAGTTTAAAGAAAATGATAAACTGAATGAGGATAGTAAAAATTTCATTTCAAATGATTCTATTGATAATATAAACGATAAACTGTTCCGAGATATAGGAGATACTTGGGATTTTGATAAATCAATGAGAAATTGGTACACGACTCCAAACACCCAAATACCAAACGACCAAAAATCATTTACAGATTTCTGTTATGGGAATATGAAATCGTGCAAGGATGGAGATATGATTTCATGTATATCACCCGGAAGTAATCCACCACGTTGGACTGAAGGAGGAAATCCTTAGAAATCACAACAATAAAATATATATTGTATATATAACATGACAGAATTAACAGACTACATTTTTGATATATCGACAAGAATCAGTTCTGATGGTTGTGATAAGTCTCAACAAAATTTACAAAATCTTGGGAGCATCAATTACATGATGTCTTCTTATAAACCGGAATGCCCAACCAATGATATTGTATCATTTGCAACAAGTCAACCCAATATAAATTTCTCTGGAAGTAATCGTGTTGGTGTCTTAGGATGTAATATAGATTCTGATTCCGATCTTACTATAAGGGAGTTGTCTAACAGCAAGTGCAGAATTAGTTTACTTGAGAGACCATACCTTACCGTTCCATTTTTGGGAAGAGGAAAAGGCAATGCTGTATTAGAATCCCAATTACAACAGGGGGATGTGGACAGTAATAGAAAAACTGCTACAAATTTGTCTGAATCATCCGTTATAGAGTATAAACATACTCCTCTATTGAACACAATTAAATTAGATATCACAAACCCGGTAAACTACATACCAAGTGATTCCGATGACAATTGGGTTCGTGGTGGGATTCCATCCAGAGAAGTTAACAGAGATACTAAACATTACTGAAGATATATTATTAAAGAGTACATCATATTATCAAATATAATGTACGATACAAGCATGATATGCACATACCATCTATTATCAGATGAAACAGAGTCCGATAATTTATATAAGATACAATTGTTACAAATATTCGATGTTGATAACATTGATAAAATCACAGATGAAATGATGGATGCTCTATATGAAAAGGTATCCAATAATAAGAAATTTACCGATAAATGTAGTGATGTCTTTCATAATACATTTGGTACAACGGTAGAGAATAGTGACAGAATGGGGTTTGTAATCATGTTCCATTACGGATTATTCTGGATCACCCACAAATGCATATGCCAACAAATAAATAATGGATGCATCGACGATGAAACAATGACTTTATTTACGAATGAATTAAAAAAAACAATGATATAATAATATTACCTATTTATAAATGAGTTCTACAAGAAATATAAATACTAAAGGAAATTATGAAATGGAAACTCGTCAATATGAAATCGCTCAAATATACAATACGTACAAACATTCATCCTATGGAAAATCATACGAAAATACATTACCAAATATAGGTATTACACCTTCGAGATTACCCCGTGAAGCGTTTTCTAATAACTACACTGATATAGAATCGATGTTATTGGGTATTGGTTCGACCAATTTAGTCGATAAATCATTTAATGTTTCCCCTTGTCTGAAAGAGTTGAAATCTCAAACGTTTGTGGAACGCATACCATTAATTATGCCAACTAAATTATTACTTGAACCGAATCAGAGACCAACTTATTAAATGAATATTTATATTTATAATAAATATTCATAATTGTATTGTAATAAAAATATTTAATTGCTGTACGCGAGACCACCCATACCACTCATTACACGGAACACGTTGTAGTTGGTCGCGTAGATGCGGACCTTGGCGGTCTTGGTACCCTCAACAGTCGCGTTGGAAAGTACAAGTTGAAGGGTCGCATTATCAATGCGCGAGAAATTGCAAGTTCCCGAAGGCTGGTGCTCCTCGGGGCGGAGCGCGAACGAGTACACATTGATACCGGAATCGGGCGAGCGAGAGTGGTGCTGGAATGGTTGCACCACGTCAAAGTAACTGCCCTCGCGCTCAGAGTGTCTGTCCTGACCATTGAGTTGAAGTTTGGCGGTGACAACGGGATTCTCTCCCCAGCAATGAAGGTTAAGAGCAGTCTCGGCAAGTACAAACGAACCAGCATCACTGACAAGAGATTGTACATCATCAGTGCTGAATGCAAACACACCAGCACCATCGCTGGATGCAGGGTTCTGGTCACCGGCACCAGCATCAACGAATAGACCACTGCTGTCAATGTAACTAGCAGCAGATGTACCAATCGACGATGGTCCAGCGAACGCCGAAAGGGCATTGGGTAGAGCATCAAGAGCATCGGTGTAATTGAATGGTTGGGCGCCGAGGGCTTTGTAGAGGGAGGTGCCACCATCAAGCGAATCACAATACGAGACATTGTCATCAGGTTGCACAACCCATACAAGCTCCTTGACGGGGTGATTTAGATTGAGGCGGATCTTATTCGACGACGAACCAACCGACTCATCGCCAGTGAACTGAAGTTGCTCGATGAGGTACTCGTGAGGATTCTGGGCCATACGGCGACGCTCGTCGGTATCAAGGAAGACGTAGTCAACATAGATCGAGGTGGCTACAAGAGACTGTAGGTATGCATTGGATGCCTTTACGGTACCAGTGGTCGCGCCAATCTCAGTGACAGCCCACAGGACCTCGTCAATACCGCGAAGATCTACATTGATCTTTACCTCGTGATACTGAAGGGCGATGAGTGGGAGGGCGAGACCAGGGTTGCGGGAGAACCAGAACTGAAGAGGAACATAGAGAGTGGTCTCGGGGAGAGCGTTTCTGGGGGTGCACACCTGTCTAGCAGCACCACTCGAGTCACAAGGACCATCCACAGCCGCAAAGGAAGGGTCAATCATGTAGGTGAGTTGAGTGGTGTTACCGACCATAGTGCTGTAACCCTTCTCGTGTCCAATTGGGAGGGTAAGTTGATTCCAGATATGGAGCCAATCACCATAATGACGGTCAATGCGCTGACCACCCACCTCGATCTCAACACTGTTAATCAGCTGCTCACCAGGGAAGTCAAGCCATCTCGCGTAAAGACCATTACTGCCGCCCATCGACTGGTTAATCTCGGGAAGGGTTACCTGAAGGTAAGTGCGGTATGCGAGGTCACCATTTCTACTTACTACCGAGGTGACCTTGCGACCAAAGTCGGCCTGGCCATTGAAAGTCTGCTCAATCGCCTCCATCGCGAAATTGGTATACCGTCTATAGGTTACCTTCCAGAAGGTGATCTGAGGATTGCCAGTTAGATATACATCTTGTGCGCCATAAGCTACCAGTTGCATTAGACCTCCACCCATTATATCATAGCATTAGAAAAAAAAATAACAATAAATCCTACAATGATATATTTCTATGAATAAATTTCAACAAATAATCCTCGCCAAAAACTTCACGTTCGCCGTTGTGTTTTTTCAGGAATATGTACTTATTCTCATCTAGATTAACAGTCCATCCATCTTGAATTGCCTTATATATAAATGACATTTTCCTAATTGTATCATCATCAATAGAATATCTAGATACGTTTATTTTTATAGATGTATCAGGCATAAATAATTAGTATAGAAAATTTACTTCTTATAAACGATTATAATTAATATAAATAGATTCTTATGACTATTTGTATATGGAAAATGTGTTCGTACAAAAGAATAGTAAGAAAATTGACGCTAATATTGTAACCTTAGACAGCAAGAATAGAGACATCATGAATGACATACAACACTCTGAGGATATAGAACTTCCTATATTAGAGAAGGAAAAGGAATCGTTAAAAGAAATGTTAAGTGATCCAACTATACCTATAGACAATCGGTTAGAGATGAAAGATCGAATAT